TACTTCTCCTTTGTTTTAATCTGGTTTCCTACATACAAACTTCGAGCGGTCTGTTAAGTAGTGTTGTTCTAGTTCGCTTACTGCTTTAAGTCTTGCGTAAACATATTTGTAATAACTGTCATGCTTAACTTCAAAAACATCTACCCATTCGTTGCCGTATTTAGCTAACCACAAGTTAATCACATCATCTATCTTCATTTCAAATAGTGAACCCGCAAGCTCATGTTCTTGTAGACAACTTGCGGTTTCATTTATCTGATACGGATGTATAGATACGTCACTTGCAAAAGTATAAACGGGCGTTACATTGTTAACTGTCGTACCTATTTTTATCACTTGTTGTCACCTTGATTGTTACTCCTTGAACGCAGTCTTAAGTTACCCTTGGTTGACTTACCGCCTTTGCGTAGTGGTTTAACGTGATCAATGTCTTTGCCTGTTCTGTCGATGCCTTCCTTGTCGTACATCCTGCGTGCACGTTGGCGCTCATGTTGGTCAGAACCCGGCCCGGACTTGCCGGTTTCCAAATCACGTTTGTATTCTTTTTTGTAATCACGTTTGCGTGTAACCATTTTGTTTCCTTTCAACGGGTGTCAATCTTTTCGTTTAGTATTAAATTCACATGTCTTGACCGGGCACCATCCACAAAGCGGGGTCTGTGTGGGGTTCCATACATCTGCGGTTACGCAGTCAAGCAACTTGCGGTAGCGCTCACGAAACTCCCACCACTTCGCACCTGATTCCTCATGCGTCATAGACATCTTAACCATATCATCTTTCAACACAAACATCAAGGCGGCGTTTACTTTCCTGATGTGCGGATGTAGCTTAAACACCATGCACGCCATAAGCGCCAACTGATCCCTATCGGGGTACTTGTTGTTGCCAGTCTTCCAGTCAACTACCCATGCGGTTAGATCTTCATCGTCAATGATTAGCATGTCCGCAATCCCTCTTACCCAAACACGTTTATCAAACCAATCACAAGGTTCAAGGTTAGCGGTGAGCGCCATCTTAGTCTCGGCTGACACGCGTCCTTTCTTAGCCTTTAGCTTGTCCACAATGGGGCGCATGAACGCAAACCTCTCGTCCAAATCCGCTGAGCCTTTGATGTAGTTCTCCACCGCTTTGTGCAGTAGGTTTCCATACTTCATTTCCTCGGACTCTACGAACGGATACTTCTTCAGTATCTTAGTTTCATGGTAGCGCCTTGCGCATCCTTCAAAGTCTTTGAGGGCGGAGTGTGACCAAGCGATTGGTTTGACGTTAGGGTTCGAGTGCATAGTTTTCCTAGTTGTTAACGATAACTTACATCAGCATGCAAGTACATAAACATTTTAAAAGCTTCACGTACACGCATAAAATCAGGGCAAGAGGGTAGTAGATAGTTCATGTTATTAGGTGCTGGCGCACTTAAAGCCCACGATGTTGACACGTTGCTGATATAGTTTGGTGTTCCTTGCTCTACAAGTTTATAACCCGCCGACTCCATGAGCATCAACATCTCCTCGTCGCCAAGGTGTGCGAAGTCATCCTCATCGGGGAACTTAAAGTTTTGCTGAGACGATGACATCTGTTAACCTATCTGCAAACGCATTGACGAAACGCTCATTGCTCTCTAAGTCGTGCCCCATATCTTTGAGGATAGCGTGTGTGACCTCATGCCAAAACGTATCAATGACCTCACGTTTGGGGTGCGCCTTAAGATCATACGAACTGTGCGTTGCTATCTGAACGAGTCGTTGGTTGTATTTAATCTGGCCCATCGAGTCTGTACCCGGTATGTGCTTGTGCACCTCAACCTTGTACGCGTGCTTGCCGATTGTGAATGTTTTTGGTATCTCCATATGCTTCTCCTAGTTCTTTGCTAACCCATATCTACGGTGAACGCCACCGTCAGCGTTGAGGGGTATGCCCGGTAAATACCGTGGCTCCATAGTCATCTGCGCCAAGACCCAAGTCTTAGCGTCATTTGCTTCCTCATCCGGCACAACGCAGATTAACTCGTCGTGCACAGTTCCCTTGACGGGGTATCTCTTTTGTACCCTGAGCATACCGTCCGTCATCACAATACGCGCAACACCTTGAATGATGTTGTTCGTAATCTTACCCGCATACAGCTTAGTCGCATCCTCGCCGTACACCCAGTGTGTCTTCTTATCCTCGTCCTTGATCTGACGTAGATCAGGATACAAGAGCTTCATACCGTTGGGTAATTCTATCTCACCTTTGCGGAAAATTATACACTTATAAGACATCTCCTCGCCATTGATTAGACAACGCGCCATCATCTCCTGACACATCTCCCAGAAACTTACTACTGGTTGAGCAGTACGTCTGTATATATCAATGATTGCTTTAGACGCCACGCAATGAATCAGCAGTTCACCATCTGTACATGTGTGCGGGATGTCCGCCATCTTCTCTAGGTTTTCTTTGTTGTCCAAGAACTTCTCAACGTACTCTTTATCAACGCCTAACTTCTTTGCGAAATCTTTTGTGTATCTGACTGGCGGAGCACCAAGAAAGCCCACGAGTAACTGCGTAGCAAACGATGCCCAACCTAAACCATACCCGCAACCCAAGAGCGCGCTTTTCGCAGACTGCCGTAGATCGGGATGAGTTTCTTTAGTGAGTCCGGGTATGTTAAACATCTGAGCGCCGAACGAGGCGTAAGCGTCAGCACCGCTCCTGAAAATTTCGAGCATGTCTCCGTAATCCGAAAACCATGCGAGTACTCTCGGTTCAATCTGCGAGAGATCCCCGACGACAAGTTGATAACCTTCGGGCGCCATAATAGCTTTACGTAAGAACGACCCTCGTTTGAGGTTTTGCATATTGATAGCGGAGCCTTTGGACGCCGTCCAACGTCCCGACTTCGCTCCGTAGTACGATAGCGGAACCGGTAATGCACCGCGTTGGCTGATATCGAGGAATCGTTGCGCTCGAGTTCTTTCAGTAGTCGACTTAACCTTAAGGCGAGCTTCACAAACGAGGGCAACGTCTTCATTCTCCCCATTGAGAAGGGCTTGGAAATGTGCATCGTTTTTAGCAAGTGCAAGGGTTTGCTTATCCGTGGTTTTACTAATCTTTGTCGGAGGGTCAACTCCCAGTGATTTAAGTAAGTCTGCAAACTGCTTGTTCGAAGCGAGTGCAGTCTCATCCACGCCGAGCCTTTGTAGTAGTCCTTCACGTTTATCCCTTTCATCTGTAAGCGCTTCAATCAGCATGCGTTTATCTAATTCCAACACAGGCTCCGTATACATACGAAGTGTCATGTCTATCAGTCGGAGTTCTTTAGTAGGGTAACCTTGTATAAACCGTCCGAAAATTTGTTCACATAGGTATACGTCGTGTTTGCAATATTCTGCCAACTCTCGCTCAATAGCGATTTCACTAAGTTGTTCGAGTCCATCCGTTGAATGTACTGCCTTTCCCTTGGGAGGGAGTCCAAATGCTTCAGCCAATCTTGCAAGTGAGTTTCCAACTTCCACGCCACGTAGAGCGCGCGCCATTGATAAGGTGTCGAAGATAAAAGCGGGTTTGATTCCGTATTTCCACGAGATGATCGAGACGTCGAACTGTGCGTTGTGGGCAAGAATGGCAGTCTTTTTCCAGTCGTACGTAGATAAGATGCGTGGTAGTTCATCTCCTCTGTACCACTGGGTGACTTTGTCTGTTCCGTACTCATGTATACAGGCTCCGAAAGCTTTGAATCGTGCATCTCTTATGTACTCCTCAGTTGTCATCTTCGATAGCGTGTACCCTTTACTGTCCCAACGTGTTTCGAAATCAATCGTCAGGATTGTTTTGTATGGTGCGCTCATTTGTCGAGTTCCAATTGTTTATTAATCCACTCATCCAACTTCTCATGCAACCATTCAATATTGCGCTGACCAATGGATTTGTTGTTATCAGTCATCAATGGATCTGTTAAGGTTTGTTTAACAGCACCGCCTGCGCTGAACTTGATAAATTTATCCTCCTGATCTACCGATACGCCGATCACATCGTGCTGAACGTCTGACATACCAAACCTCGTTAATAAAATTTCATTCATTTTCAATCCTTTCTACTTTTTGTCTCGTGCACGCTTTGCCACAAGACTCTGAGTAATGGCGCTCGGTTACTGTATGGTTACCACACCTTGTAACGTAATGTGTGTTTTCAAATATCCATACCTCACAGTCTTCAAACTTGTAGGCAATCCTTGGTTTGTTCAACTCAGCCTTTTGCTCGGGCGTTGGACCAAATACTGCGTAAAGCGCCAAAATTATTGACCCTATTACTGTACCAAACAAAATAACAAAAAGCGTTGCCCCGCCAATAGGTACTACTATGTCTTCCCAAATTTCTTTTCTAGTCATCATCTTCCTCCATAGCTTCGTTAATTAACTGTTGTTTCACCAACTCCAAGCAACCAATTGCAGTTGCCATGTAAAGCGTCTCATCGTATTTGTGTATCACTTCTAGCAGTTCTTCAACAAGACCCTCTGCCAATTTGCCTTGATTAAGATTCATAAGCTAATCCTATAGCAAGACCAAGCCATGCAAGCTCAATCCAAAAGTCATCCTCAATACTGAACGCTAATGCGGGCCATACGAAAACAGCACTTTGACTAAAGCGTGTATAAATTACCATGCGCTACTCCTAGTTAAACATCTCCTTGGGGGGCGCGTCCTTCATCAAGTTCTCTTGTGCATAGTCGTTACCAAACCGAAGTAGCTCCGCCGCAAACATGGAGTTCGCATTAGCAGAGGCAAGTGCAATCGAACCGTCGTTGCCATCTGAGAATACTATGACTGCGCTGAACGGACTGTCCTTGCCGTAGCACGCGATAAGTTTGGTAGTGATGAACTGCAAGTGTTTCTTCTCATCGTCATCCATACCGCCCACAATTTTTTCTACAAAGTCTTTATAGTTATCTGATTTCATTTAATACCTCCTCTAGTTGATCAATATTCTTATCATTGATAATAAACGCTTCACCTCCGGCTTGCATAATTTTGCCAAGCTGATGCCCTTGTAATGCTGTTACTTTACCTTTACCTGCCTTTGCTTCAATAGCAATGAACTTACCTTTGTAGCACACCAGAAAATCCGGCGTGCCCGCATTACCAAACCCACTACCAATTGGCATTGAATAGTAGGCGCCTACTCGGTCTAGGATTGCCCTGATTTGTTTCTTGACCTTAGCCTCTGGCGTCATTCCCATTAGAAAGTTGCCTCCTCTAATTTTGTTGTATCTACTTTCTTACGCTTAACTCGTTTTGGTTCTTGAGTAAGGAGCCTCGTGGGGAAAGGCCAAGTTGAATTTTTTCTGACCTGATCTGTCTGTTTATGTAATTTCTTAACCATTCTATTCCTCCTATTGCATTAAACATTTCTTTCTGTTCTTTGCTCATGCGTATGCTGACATACACACCGCCTGTAATTTCACTTTTGGGTCGAGGCATTTAACACCTCCCGTCCATGTCAACAGTTTTGGCTTTGTACTGACGTATTGCTTCCATCTTGGCGTAGAACTTCTGCACATGTACAAGCGCATCGCCGTAACGCCCACTGTCCACATCATCACACACCACCCACGCCTCATCTATTGCGTCTTTGTATAATGCAAGTTCTGCTAGTGCGTCGCCCAGTTGTAAATCTATTTCTCTTGTTTGTTCATCCATTTGTTTGCTCCTAAAAATTAAATCAAAGTTGTCTGCAAATTTATTGTAGTCTGTTGGTCTTTGCGTTGATCCTTTACCACTATCACTCATCGTAACCCCCTAGTATCATAACTACAAAACAAAACACCGCCGTTATCCACACAGACGCTAAACCAAGTATAGCAATTAACAATAGTATATCTAGTATGTCATTCATTTCTTACTCCTTGGGTGTGATATGTTTTCCAAAAATACTCCAGAATCTTCCTTTGCTACAACTCTCCTAAGCGCGTTGTTAATTTGAGTGTTGTGCTTTGTCAACCACGTGGCACTAAAACCTTTACCAAAAGATCCGTATATTGCTTCGTGAAAAGCTTTAAGTTGTGTGTCGCAATACTCAGTTAGTGCATCCTCTTTTAAGTACTTGGCGCCTTCATTATCTAACACCATAACTTCAAGACCTTTTAAAAATCTATAACGACTCTGATCTGCACTTGCTTCTTCCCATCCTTTTTTGTAGTTCTCAGCAACCTCTGAGACTGACTCTACACGTTTACTTAAAAAAGCTTTCTCTTGTTCTGACTCAGCTAATGCTTTCTCTAGTTTTGCAATTCTTTCCTGCACTTGTTGGTGCTGTATTTTCTCAAGCGGTCGTTGCTTGTACTTTGCTTTTGTTTTCATTTGCACTCCTTAAAAATGGTGAGGGGGATAAATAGATTCCACGCCCCCTCGGTTCGCGGTGCAGGAGGTTCGGTAGGCCCAAAATACTTAAGCATCGGGGAAGCCTACCGAATCAGTTTAATGGGTTCACATCTATTAGGCTCCGCCATTATTAGCAACTGTGAAACACCCCGATACTAGTTCGAAAAGATTTGTTTAAGCTCAGTATACAACTGTTTGGCTTGCACGATTGACAATGTGTCTAATATTTTACTTGGTGTCCACGCATCTTCAATGATCGCTTGGATTGCGTCGGGCACTTTAGGTTTGCTAGGCTTGTGGATAACTTTTCCTATTTTGTTTTTCATAGATTTTATTTTGACTGGCTTATATTCTTGAGTCAAAGCAGTGAGTCTCCCATCAACACGTTGTACGTAACCTGAACGGATAAACTGCGTAATTAAAGATGAGACTGAGTTTTCTTTAAACCCCCGAGAACCTAATTCAAACAAGATTTCTTTCTGTGTTAAGTTAGGATTGTCGCGGATGAAGTGGAATGTTGCACGACTCGCGTTGTTGGTTGGTTTGAACATGTGTTTAGGCATTTGTTTCTCCTTGTCTATGCGTTGTTGATCTTTGTCCCATTCGTTTGCATCTTTCTCAAGAGCTTTTTTAAGTGCATCCTGTAATGTTGTCATGTTAGTTTCTCCTTGCAAGTAGTCCTAATATTGCGTAAAGGCATGTGCCCCACATAGTTGCGATGATAACCGTATCGGTAGTCCACGATGACTCGACACCTAGCAGTGCTTTCTGCACCCAGTCTTGGTCGTGGTTGTAGTAGTTGTGTTTCGGTTCGTAGTAAATACCGATCTTGATCTTGCCCGTGTCGTATGGTGTTACTTTCATTTACTTTCTCCTATCAAATTGTTCTGCAAGTTTGTGCAGTTCCGCTAACACATAGTCAACTGTTCTATAAACCTCATAGCTCAAACGGTGGCGAGGAGTAAGACCGGGTTGAAAGTCTCCCGCATGTGCACAGTCAAACCCAAATTTCCCACTCTCGGAAAACGTTAAGCCACCGTGCACATCTACACCAATCTCATCATACGTCTTACCGTAATCAGGATGCGACTCAGGCAAATAGATGTACCCACACAAATGCTCAAACTGTTCATGCCGTTGGATCTCAATCACATAGCCGAGGTGTTCGGTCAGCAAATGATGGGGTTCGGACTCCCAAGGTTTGTCGTGCATTGTTATCTCCTATAAAGTGAAGAAAGATAGCGTCTATCTTCAGCAGTTAATTTTTCAAGAAGATCCCACAATTCATCCTCGTACATTAGAGAGATTAAATAGAAAGTCATTGCATAAGTAAAATCCTTTGCTTCAATGTTTGTTTGCATCCGATGTTGTGCTATCCAATACGCTTGTTGCAAATTAAGATAAAGTTTTATATTTGACATTCCTACCTCCTTAGAAACTAAACTTATCAAGGATCGCATCCACCGCTTTCTTGGTGTCTTGACGAACCGCCTCGTTCTTGCGTAACTCGTTGGCATCTTTATGCAACAGCGCTTGCTCAAGGGATTGACGTGCCTCCTCCAACGCCTTGTCACCCGTCACATTCAGTGCTTTAGTAAGATCGCACAACTCCAACGCACCATCCACAAGGGAGTCATGGAACCTACGTTGCTTTGCCTCACCACCCACATAGTCAGTTGTCAGTCTGTCAGACATACGCTTGAGGTGATCGCCTAGCCTACGCTTGATGTCCGCCATCGCATTGTCTACACGCTCTTGTGCCACACGTTCTAATTGTTCTTGTAGATACTTCTGTGCATCGTTGCCCACATCCACACGGAAGTCACCACTCGCGGGCATAGGCATGTAGTTAACTCTGAACGCAAACTTAGTCATGATCTCATTGGCAGTTGGATAGTCATCACGCTTAAACATATCCCCTAGCGCCATAGCCTGCGCCGTAATGAGCGTGGGGTAGATCTGCACGAAGTCTTGTACGAGCTTAGTGAAGTCAGCCTCGAAGTCAGCCATCTTCTCACAGAACTTAATGAAGTTAACTGTCGGCAACATGCGTAGACCTGAGTCACTCCAAGGCAACGTGTTGTCGTATACGAACTGGCGGATCTTACCAACGTACTGCACAATGTCCGCTAACTCGTCACGTCCTGCGAGTAAGTTCTTGTTAACACGAGCAGAGTCTTTAGCCCCCGCATTTTTATTGGACACGACCTCATCGGTCACGCCCCTGTCTAACTTGCGTGCAGTCCATACGCTTGCGTTGAACTCTACTAACATTGCACATGTATCTAGGTTGTATCTTATTGTCATGGTTGCTTCTCCTTTGTGGTTAAAAAATTAAGATTGAATACGAACTACTTTGCCGTGTTGCGGTACGAACTCGGTGTTGTCAACGATACCCCATAGAGACGGGCATGGCACCGCCGGATCATCGCAGTACAAGTAACCGTCAGACAACCACAGTAATGCAGTAGGCTTGAGTTTCTTCTCCTCGATGTACTCGGTAACGCATGTCGGCGTAGTACCACCGCCACCCTTGGGTGACATAAGGTTTGCAATGCTGTCGTACTCATGAGGCTTGAACTCTTGATCACCGCACACCTCTGTGTCCCACCACATCACACGCACACCGTCAGGCTTAACGTCAGCACAGATCTTAGCGATCTCACCGAAGATCAAACTGTAGTAAGGGTGCATAGAACCTGATGTATCACACGCAATCGTCAACTCACCCATTGACTCGGTGAAGTGTGAAGGCATCACGAACCCACTCGCAAGCATACGCTTGTTGGGAGGACAGAACCTAGAGTTCTCATCGCCTGATGAGATAGTCTGAATGAACTCACGCAACGCCTCACGCCAATCAGTCTGACGCTCACGTGCAGTCTCAAGGATGTCACGACCACCCGCACCATTGCCCGCCATCTTACGCACAAGCATCTCGCCTTGACGATTGGCATCGTCTACTTGCCTAGCGATTGCATCCTTGGGTACGCCGTCAATCTCCGTAGCGTTATCGCCGTCACCCTTATCGTGCGAGTCGATTGGTTGCAACTCAACAAAATTGGCATCCTTGAGCAACGCTTGCAAGATCTGAATGTAAGACATACCCTTGAACTGATCGTCAACAAGTGGCGGTACTTTTGTGGGGCGCTCAACGAACTTGAAGTCAGGGTCAAGCTCCTCGATCATGCCGTTGATACAGAAGTCCATAGCAATGTTGTTGATGTGTGCGCCAAACTTCTTATCGAGATCACGATACATCGGCAACACGCAATGCTTGAGCGCAACGTGAAAGTTCTCATGCAATACAAGATAACGCAACTGCTTGAGTGTGAAGTCAGAGATAAACTCTGCGCCGTAGTACTTGTCCTTGCCATTGGTACCGGCAGTTGGCACGCCGTCCTTGACCTCAGACTTACCCATACAGATAACGCCTGACAACAATGCGAACTTGGGATGTCGCATGCAGTCGATGTTGGCTTTCTGTATCTTTTGTTGTGGTGTTAATTTATCAAAGCTCATAGTTCCTCCCTTGTTAATGAATAAAGCAATTCAATTCTGTTGTACACATCATCCAACTCCGCCTCGCTATCAACCTCAACCTCTGTGTTAGCGATGATCGCATGCTTGGCAACGTCAATGATAGTGATGTACGCAATGATCTTACGTTTACCGTCACGCATCGTGACATTGAGCGAAGTCTGGAGATGTATACCTTTCATGATTACTTGGTGCTGAAGTAGATCTTGTGTGCGCTGAGCATCTTACCGAACTCAGTCAACGTAGCGTAGATAGCCACACGCTGAGACTGCGCCACCGTATTCACAAAGATCGACTGCATCTCTGCCTTCATGCGCCACACATACTTGACAACTTGCTCGGCATCCTCACGCTTATCGACACGTGATACGAATTGGAACACTTGCACAAGCTGTGCAGTAGGATTGTCAGACAGCGGTGCGTTGTCAGGGTCAGCGAGCACACGATCAAGCGAACAGATGTCACGTCCGAAACGAATGAATGAACTTAAAGCCTCAGCAGTGGTAGCACCAACAGTACCCACAAGAGCACATTCAAGAGTATCATCGTCCAAAACCCCATCGCCTGCATTGAGAATATCACTAGCCGACACGAGGCTTCGAGGAGTAGCATAGGCAACAGCAGTGCTACGTGGATTAAAAATATAACCATTGTCTTTCGAGAGATCTTTGCCTTCATACTTACCGCCTTTCTCATAGTCAAGGAATGAATCGAACACCATTGGGAAGTTGTGACAGAACGCAAGCACGTTAGCGTTGACACCTGAGTTAACTGCATAGTCATTGATCCACTCGTCCACTGTAGGCTTACGCATCTTGACGAACGTCAAACGATTACGCAAGTGCGCCTGTATCGAATCACCTAAGCCCTCGACTGCAAGATTGGTGAAGCACACAACCACACTACCCTCGGGCAAATGATAGTTACCAACACGTCTCTCGTAGATGATCGGTGCGAGTACGTTCTTAATAAACTGCGGTGCCTTGGCAATCTCATCGAGCGCAATTAGTATCGGCTTGCTACCGTTGATACCCTTCTGATTGGTCTTGTTGACACCGAAGCGCTCATTGGGTAACTCACGTGACACACCATGCTCACGATCAAGGTCAGGCATCCACACGCTACCGTCAGATAGTTGTGTGCAATCAATAGGATCGACTGCGATGTGATTGGCAAACTGTGGCATAGACTTGATGGCATGAAAGAGCGCGGTCTTACCGATACCATTCTCACCCTCGACAATAACTGTACGCTTGTGTCCGACAGTTGCTACTAACGATTGCACTTGTTTGAAAGATAAAAAGTTTCTCATTGCTAACTCCTATAAAGATAATGAATGGTGGCACATATGTGCCACCGCTAAGGGAACTCTAGTATATCATGGATTGTCAATCCTTTTACAACTTGTCAAACTCCTTAATAAAAATTATTGGTATAGGGGAAATCCCCTGGTTTGCAGAACTTAGGTATTAGTTTCTTCCCACTAACACGTTTGCCTATGATGCGTACCAAACGGTCGAGCAACGCCTTCTCTAGTTGCTTCTCTGTCACTAGCTCGTTGTTGGTAGTCAGCATCTCAAGTTGATGATCACGAGAAAATTTGCGAGTCTGCCAACCTAGCTTGTCGTGTATGCGCCTACTCATCATGCTGTCATACACTAGCTGTGCGCTGTCATGAATGATCGTGTTGACCGCCATGTCTCGTATCGCATCGGAGTCAGGACAATTAAAGAAGTCACGCATATTTTCACGCTCACCATACGATACCGTTGAGCCCTGACCAAACGGGATGCCCTTGTTGTGGTCGTACAGGAAATTGTCTAGGTACTCAGATAACCTGAACATGCACACAGTTACGAACGGTCTAAAGAAGTCACGCACCGCTTTGTTACGCATCTTGTCCTCGTCTGTTGATACGCTACGGTACAACTGCATGTGTGTCGAGCGATCAACGATGAGCCTGTTGCGGTTATCGAATAGTAATTGAGTGTCCCTTAAATCACCACGTATAGGCACGAGCGCAACCTCCGATGTACTTGTTGCGAACGCTTGATCGAACCCGACGTTCACCACGTAATACATAAACTGTTTACTCGTCACGCTACTGTGGTATGAGTATTGGCGTAACTCATTACCGTCCGCATCGGGTTGACTAAACCTAGCCATGACTTGATGATATAAATGCAACTCATAGGCTTGATCTACCTTGACGATGCGGTAATGATGCTGACGTCTACCTGAAAGTGGGCGCTCGTTGTCCTCCCATATTTTCTTGGTGCGCCACTTGGGTAGCGCTGTGTTCTCAAAGAACACCTTTGCCTTGGCGTAGGTGTTAACTGATCCGATGTTTCTGATGTTGTTGCTAAACATAATTACCTCCTGTTAAAAATTTGTGATGAGTGTGTGAACTGTGTAGATGTATTCATCTAACGAATAGGTGTCATCGCCACCTTCGTGTGCATCTTCTTGACCGTCCTCACCAACAGCCATGATGCGCCATGATGCCTCGAATGTTTCCTCCGCATACTTACATAGATCGTAGTGGCATTTCACATCGTCATAGCTTTCGTACCACTTAACGTCGTTATATCCAAAAGTCATGATCGGATCTTCTTTGTGCGGTGCTTCGTCCGTATCCCACGTCCACTCAGCAAATCCTTCATCACTAAAGTTTTTTGCTATGAGTCCACCATGCGCCTTCGCAAGCACAACGAACCGTTCTCTATCCTCAATGGATTTGAATTTGATAATCCCTGCTACATCTGATCTGTATCCCATGTTATACCTCCGTAGTTATAGTGCCACCAGTTATGACGAACTTGGTGTCGTTAAGTTTCTCTGTGATAGCGTCATCTAACACCTCGTCTATTTTCTCTGTGATAGCGTCATCTAACACATCGTCTAGTCTGCTGTCTACTCTTTCGTCCACGATCTCGCCACATGCACTACTGAAGTCATATTCATCCATTGCCTCATGTGCCACCTCAATTATGTCGCTACGTTCATGGTGCGAGTGTTCCGCTTCATGCAAGTTGACCTCGTGTTTGGCTATCTTAGAAATCTTGTCATAAAGCTCCTCGTTAATTGTGTTGAGTGTTGCGTGGTTTGCGAGTATCTCAGACACACGTTTATCGACCACCGTATTGATATGAGTGTCGATGTCTTTAAAGATTGCAAGTAAAAGTTCATTCATAGTTTTTCTCCTGAAAAGCGGGGTTAATTTTCACCCCAGTTAAAAAAGCGTAGGGGAAATCCCCCCACGCCACAAAAAGCTGACACCCGTCAGAGACGAGTCCATACCCATACAAAAAATGTAACGACAAAAATAATGGCAAACGCTAGGTTGACTAGCGCATGCAAGATACGTTCTTTAAATGGGTTCATTTAGTTTCTCCTTTGGTTTTTATTAGTGACTTGATGTTATCCATCTGTTCACATATGTCTTTCCACTCTTGGTCATACGCAGGGTTTTCTTCTTCCTCGGGTATGCAGTCCTCCCGATAACACTCCAACGCTTTCCAAATAATTCTTAAATCAATATTCATACATCCTCCTTATAGGTAAATAGTTCTACTAACTTAACACTCGCTTCCTCGATCACGTTTTCCTTTAGGTCAGCGTAGTAATCGTTGTCCTTCACAAAATCTAGGGGATCAGCGTACAGACAGCCACCGATAATCTCATAGGCAAGTTCAATACCACACTTGTGCGCCTCCACTTTAGCCACGAACCACGTCATCTCCCCTCGGTTGATCTTGGTTGCTATCTCCTTTATTTGGTCATCCGAGTCATCGGGGTAATGGTCACGAAGCGAATCGTTCTCATACGTCCACGAAAAGTAAATATCAAACTGCCCACATTTTTCGTGGTGCACTCTTTCCCATGTATCACTCATTGCTTTCTCCTTTAAAAAAGTGGGGTTACGATTAACCCCAGTTACTATCACAGATCTGTCCAAGGCGTGTTGTCTGGCGTTTGATCCATGACATACCGCTTGGGTTTATTGTTTGCTTTGTAGTTCGGGCGTTCCCAATTCCCAAAGAGTTGAGCAAACGCCATCTCTGTCACTTGCTTTATCTTCAGGTTGTGCATCACCGCATAGGCGTAGATGTCGTTATGTAAACGCTCCGTAATGTTTAATGATTTAGCTTTAGCCATTTAGTTTCCCCTTTAAAATTTCGTTAACACTAATAAACCCTCGCTCACTCTGTGGTACTGCAACCCATGCGTCTCGCATAGATCGCAAATGGGTCTGACTGAACGCCTCTCGCCAGTCCTCATAGGGTATATCCCTATCCCCCTCATCCTTACGATACGCCATCGTGTCCCTGACATCTTCAAGTATTGCTAAACACGTTATGCAATACTCAGTTAAATGCGGGCGGTTAGATATTCTTTTTAGCGTAGTGTTTAGCTTTCTAATCTCGGCACGTACGGGTTTGAGTAGTTCGCCCCATCTTTGGGCGAACAGTTTGTTCCATGTTTTCTTACGCACACGTGAGAGCCTTTGCTTTTTACGCTCGGCGCGATAGCGCAAATGTGCCTCTGCTATCGCGGGTTTAATCGCCCCGTCAATCACCATCTCCTCAATCTGACGGTAAGATTTTTTTATCAATGGCTTTGGTTTGGGTCTGCACTCGTGACAGTATTTAGATACCGCATCAAGGCGGTAATTACCGATGTGCCCTCGTGCTATTGTCTGTGCATAGGTCAGCTTATATTTATAACTTTTAATTGGTTTGCTTAGCGCACACTTGGCGCAGGTCTTGTGTGTGAGGTGGGTATCGTTTGACAAAATACGCTCCTAAATTTAATTGTTAAGTACACGAAATTATAACTGTGTCCGACACTTGTCGCAACTAGGGATTCTACTGTGCTTGTCGTATGCCCCGTAAACACTAGCCTTGCGCCAAGTTAAGTTCGTTTTAAGCCCGAAAAAAATAAAGTGAAGGGGGGGTAGCCGAAGCCGAGCTTTCGAGGGTGTGTCCACTTATGCACGCCCATATATATATATATCTAATCTCTATTATTATTATATAGTGTGTTTAGTTCTGGACACCGCCAGTATTCATGCGGGTTCTGAGCGACACGGTAGTTTTTACGCATGATAAGCATGGTGGGTAAGCTGTCCAATGACTATTTGGCAACGTGTTTGGGAGAACTGGGGTTAAATGTAACCCCAGTCGTTGAAGTGCCTTCAGAACAAGGGCTTTTGCCCTTGTCGTAGTGTTTGACGGCGAGCCGTCTCCTCTATACGTTCTCGCCATGCTTTGAGGTATTGTTCCCTTGCATATGGTGTGAGAGTTTCTAGGTATTGTTGTTGCCGTAGGGCTACGGCTTTGCTGAACCATTCAGGTGCACTCATGTTATCTGCTCCCTTTGATTGGTAGTACGCCATTGTTACGCATGATAGTCTTGAAGTCCTCATCTTGTATGCGCTCTCTGATTTCACGCCGAGTCTCGGCTTTGTTGCGGATAGTCTCTTTGGCTTTGCGTGCCCATGTACGGTCTTTGATTGTGTATGATTTGCTCATGATGATCTCCTTAGATTGTTCTGGTTACGATGTAGGTAAGTGCGTCAATACCGTAGCGGTGCAGTAGATATTCGGTAACATCTCCGCTCGGCATAGGCACAACGGTTACTAGCGTGGTATCTAGCTCTGGTATGTATCGGGTAATTTCAAGCATGTTCACTCCTTAAAGTTTGTAGTAAGTTGCGATTAAGATTAGCCCGCCCACAATGTAGATGGCGGTGGTTATAAAGAAAGTTTTCAAGGTTATCTCGCAATGCTAAGTTCTAGTAACTGGGTCTCGGTCTTACTCTCTAAGTATTCGACCATGCTTTTCTTGGATGTCCAACAATTAATTTCGGTGTTTAAGTGGTTGAACAACACCCAATGTTTGTCAAAGCCGTACAGTTTAAAACCTACGGCTCCAATGGGGTGTGATGGTGTTTTAAAGATGACGAAATACTCGCCTCGATTGAAGCGTTTGACGGTTGCTTTCATGGTTATTCTCCAAAGGTTACGAATACAACGTGGGCAATACCACGTGGATAGATTGCGAGCATGTCACCGTACACATCGACTCGGCACGTTACGCCCGTGAGGTTCGCCCACTTTTTAGCTATCTGAACGATAGACCGATCAGATCTCGGCTTTCCGTCCTTAGTTGCAGGGAGCACTCGGGATTCTCGGCGTACCCAAGAATAGTTCGCTTCACCGCCGTATGTGTCAGTATGTTCTAGGTTGATTTTTAGATTGTTCATGGTTGATTCTCCTGGTTGACAATAAAAGGAACAGCGCAAAGACACCTCGCCCTTGCGCCCTCGGGAAAAACTCGGGTTAATTTTCACCCCAGTGCTTTCAAGAAACGGCGTTGCTCAGATGCACTCAACGCATTGAATTTCTTGAGTAACAACGCAACCTCATCGGTCTTGGCACGAACACCGCCAGTCTTGGGTTGCTCAAAGATTACACGAAGGACGTATTTCACAGCGTTATAGGCGGGCGTGTCCTTCTCGAATGTCATCCCTCCGCGTTGTCCCTCATGGGCTTGTACGTTGAAACGACCCTCCGCCCACTTGATAGCATGGGGCTTTGCTTCCTCCTTAGTGGTAATACCATGCTCGCCGAGTAGGGCGAACAGCTCGGCTTGATTATCAAATGCACGATCAAAGATAGTAGAGATAGATGTAGTTGCTTTAGTCATAGTTGACCTCCAAATGAATCGGTAGAGACTGAATGACTCCTTAAACCGATGACTCTATTGTATCCCAACGTGCTACCAAATACCCTTGACATGAGCTAAGTCGTTGATTTTAAAGGGTTTTTTCTATCCTTGGTGTAATCTATATCAAGGGCTTTGCTAGGGCTTTGAGGTACGTTTTACCCCAGAAAACGGCGTTTTCGGCGTATTTTGCCGTATCCGTCAACCCCACCGTACCCCCAGAGCCCCTTTCATGGTGACCATGCCACCCTCCGCGACAACACTGTTTGTGAGGCGCAAATCAATATTCTGTAATACTTAAGTACCTAACCCAAAAATTTTTTAAAAAATTCCAAAAAAATACCCCAGACTAGCTGGGGTAAAAGTGATCCGAAGATCAAGGAGAAGCAAACGCTTGCGCGATTACTCAAAAGTATTATATACTCGGCACATCGAAAGTTTTTAGGACTTCGCAAATGTTTGAAGATTTGGTGCAATTTGAGCCCGACATCACCAAGTCGGGGTTTACTGAGCTGGACGCTGTGTCAGCCCAGCAGGTGCTCGACGCCCAAGTAAAAACAATAGACTGGTTAGCTGAACTTGGCGCTACACTGGACGACGAAATAGATGAGGCCCACGAAACCGCGTCTGCCAGAAAAACATTTCAAAAATTAATTACAACTACCGACGAACACGCTTCCAAAGAAGCACTTGTTTCTATTAAGACTCCCGAAGCCGTACGCCATTTAACTGGTATGTTGACCGCTTATGATTGGGAGTTTATTGAACAAGCTAAGCAATTACGGGGTTATACCGTTGCCAAAATCGTCGAAGAAACCAAGAATTCTAACGCAAATATTAGACTAAAAGCACTCACTTTGCTGGGAAAAGTTACTGAAGTTGGTTTGTTTACAGAAAAAATCGAGATCAAAAAGGACGAATTATCCGACGCTGAACTCGAAATGCGTATCAAAGAAAAGCTCAATCGCTTCATGGGGGTGGTTGATGTTGTTGATATTGAACAAGCACCGGATACTTTAATCGTAGAAACAACCAGCGCCAAGTATGAACTTACAGAACCTGACAACGCTCAGTAAAATCGAGCTGCAGGCGCTGATGAAAGCACTGCCCAAGATGTCCTTGCAGGACAAAATGGAGCTATTTGAAGATTTAGAAGTACGAGAGCGCCGGGCAAGACTGGTATCTGCTGAGAAATCTATGCTTGGTTTTGCATCTGCGGTGTATCCGGGGTTCAAGATTGGACCGCACCACAAGAAACTGGCAAAGATCTTTACAGATGTGATTGAAGGTAAGAAACGGCGCGTCATTATCAACATTGCCCCACGTATGGGCAAGTCTGAGTTCAGTTCTTATCTGTTCCCCGCCTACTTTTTAGGTAAATTCCCTGACAAAAAAATTATCATGGGCACTCACACGGCGGGTTTGTCTGAGGATTTCGGGCGCCGGGTACGTAACTTGATTGAATCGGAGGAGTACCATGAGATTTTCCCCGCCACAAATGTGGCTGACGACCAAAAAGCCGCTGGTAAGTGGTCTACTTCTGTTGGCGGACAGTATTATGCTGCTGGTGTTGGTGGCGCTCTTGCCGGTCGCGGTGCTGATTTGTTTGTTATTGATGATCCCCATTCCGAGCAAGACGTTAAAGCAAATTCAAGACTGGCTTTTGATACCGCATGGTCGTGGTTCCAGACAGGACCGCTTCAACGTTTGATGCCGGGGGGCGCGATCATTGTGATTATGACGCGTTGGTCGCTGCTTGACCTGACGGGACGACTGTTGGACTACCAGATCAAGAATCCTGACTCACTGCCCTGGGAGTTGGTAGAGCTGCCTGCTATATTAAATGAGAATACGCCAGAGGAGAAGTCACTTTGGCCTGAACAGTGGAAGTTAGATGTTTTAAAAACAACAAAAGCGTCGATTGATCCCAAGTTTTGGAATGCGCAGTACATGCAGCAACCCACGACGGACACATCAGCGATTGTGCCCAGAAAATCGTGGAAGATTTGGGATAAAGAAGACCCTCCGCAGTGTGAATACGTGATCCAGTCCTGGGATACGGCGTATGAAACCAAGAATAGTTCTGACTATTCAGCATGCACAACATGGGGCGTGTTCTTTAACGAGTATGAAAAGATGCGCCCGCATATCATACTATTAGATGCGTTCAAGGATAGAATGGCGTTTCCGGATCTCAAACAAGCTGCACTTAAACACTACAAGAATTGGGAACCTGACGCGTTCATTGTGGAGAAAAAAGCTTCTGGAGCACCGCTGATACAGGAACTCAGAGCCATGGGTATCCATGTGCAAGAAACAAATCCAAGCCGAGGCAACGATAAGATGGTGCGGTTAAATGCCGTGTCTGACTTGTTTGCATCCGGCGTCGTGTGGGCACCAGACACACGCTGGGCTAGAGAAGTCATTGAGGAAATCGCAGTATTTCCAGTTGGTGAACACGATGACTACGTGGATACGACCACGCAAGCGTTAATGAGATTTAGACAAGGCGGGTTTGTTCAACTTGACTCGGACGAACGCGACGACCCCATACATTTCAAGCGTAGACAACACGCGTATTATTAAGGACAAACATGGCTACTAATATAGACAAATCACTTTACTCTGACATGCAGGGCACAGATCCAAGTCATGTTGACGAACCAATTGAGATTGAAGTTGTTGATCCAGAGGCGGTCAAGATTCATGCAGGGGACTTGGAGATGGAGATCAAGCCAGACGGCGAAGGCAATGATTTCTATAAAAATTTAGCAGAAGAAATTCCAGAGTCTGTCATGGGATCTTTAGCCAACGATTTGGCAAACGATATTGAGAATGATAAAAATTCCCGCAAAGAATGGGAGAAAGCATATGTAATGGGGCTCAAGCTTTTGGGACTCCAATACGAAGAGAGAACGGAGCCTTGGAACGGAGCATCAGGTGT